TAAGCAAAATAGTTTTCATTTTCTTCTACTATATCGTCATAACCAGCTTTTAATCTTTTTTGTACTATTTCTTTTAGACCAGTTCTACCCTGATTCATAGCACCTAAAGTATTACCCGCAAAATAACCAGCTTTCTTTTGTTCTAGCATGAGTACTTTCATCATGTCATAGATTTGGTCAGCTTGCCTAAACTTGTTCATACCCTTGGGTAAATCAATAGCACTTGTAGCAATAGCTTTTATCTGTTGTGCTAAAGTAGATACAAGTAGTTGAGTTGCAGCTCTAGTTATAGGACTAATAGTAATAACTTCTTCACCATCTATAGCATAAATATTATAATCACCTTTTTTACCATTAAGGTAATCATTCATAGTTCTAACTATGTCATCGCCACCTTCTGCTAAAGTAGCATGTAATTCACTTGTTTGTTTTAGTACTAAGTTTCTTATTTCTTTCTGAGTATACTTTATAGGAAAGTCTTTATTACCTAAAGATACTTGACCTTTAAATATACTTTCTGATAACTCATCAGCTACTTCTTTAATTATCTGATATAAATTTTGGTCACCTAATGCTAGACCTTTTATAACAGTTGACTTAAATATAGGTGTAGGTGAAGATGCATTTAAACCACGTTTGTCCATAGCTATACTTTCAGCTATGTTCTTATTTACGTTAGTTTTCATACTATCTGTATCTGGACGCAAATCAGATTTTTGTGCATCAGAAAACTGTGCGGGGTCTACAAATGGATCTGGCTTTTGTATAATAGCATCAGCCTGTTGTTTTAGACTCATACCTGCATCTGCTATCCAAGGATCTCCCTGTGCTGCTCCTAGACGTTCTGCAGTATCATTAAGATCTGCAATCGCTAGTTGACGTTGTATATCAACAGCATAATTTTCTGGGTCAAAATTAGGGTACTTACGTTTTAAAATAGCTAACATTTCAGGACTAGGATCCTCTCCATCTAATAAGTTTTGAAACTCATCAATGTCCCACATATCAAGGTGTTCTGCATTATACTCAAAACGCTTGTCTCTGTTTGCTATACCTAAACCTCTACTTCTATTGTATGCCTCAACATTGCTAAAATTTTTGTCATCTAATTCAAACTCTGCCTCCATTTCTTTGGCAATATCTTCATTAGCTTTAAAATTAGCCTCCTCAACAGACATACCATTCTTAACATTTTTACCTGCTCTAAATCCATGTTTAATAACAGCTGCTAAAAAATGACCTGCTATATTTAAACCAGAGCCAGCAGCTACACTTTTAATTCTAGCTATCCATGCTGAGTCTTTGTCTGGGTCTACTGCAAGAGCTTCTGAAAATGGTATAATTGGTGCATACTCATTGACTAAGTTTGCTATGTTACCCATTTCAGAGCTGTTTGATATTAAGTCTGCTATAGCACCATCACTAGCTATCTTTGCACCTTTTGGTATAAATGATATAAATTTAGAACCTTTTGTACCAAAACCTGCTAATCTAGCTTTGTTGTATAATTTTTGACTGGTTGATATTTTACCAGCTGCAGATCCTAATTTAAGAGCTGCACCTGCTTTACCTGTAGCTACTGATAGCAAACCAAACTCAACAAGACCTCTTGTAAGTTGACCTAGCCCTGATTGGTTTTCTGGTACTATATCATCTGGTATATCCCACCAAGCACCTTTTTGATAATCTTTACTAAAAGGGTTTTGTGTGTCATCAGACTTGCCAAATATTTTATTAACACCTGTTTTTAGTGTATCTCCTACTAAATCGCCAAAACTACCAACACTGTCAATAGCATCAGCAGTACCACCCACTAGGGCAGTACCAGCCTCTGATAACAGCTGTAGTGGGTTATCTGGTAAAAACCCTTGAGCCTTAGCAGCATTACCTTGAAGCTCTGCTAATCCCTGTGCATCTAGTTGTGGAAGTGGTGCTTTTTGTTGCTGAGTATTGGTTTCCTCAGCCATGTTTGTAAAACCTTTATCATCTACTAGCTGGTCATGTATACTGTCATCATAGTTAGACAATTCAGCCAGCAATTCATTTTCATCATTCATTCTGTGCTACCTCTAAATTAAAGAATTGTGGTGTTAGTAATAACTCCTTTTTGACAAAATTAGACCAAGCATCCATAATTGGTTTTCTACCTACTAGCGTTACACTAAATGAAGGTGATCTAGGAGATATGTTATATTTAGTTTCTTTTATAAATTTTTTCTCTACTTCTTTTAAAAATTTTATATAGTTTTTCTTACCACCAAAAGCCTCCATAGTTGCATACCATGCAAAATGTGAGTCTGTGTCACTAGGTAGTAAAGATCTACCCATACCCCATCCTAAATCTAAATCACTATTTAGTAATTCAATTACATCTTTTCGTGCATTTAACTGTGTAGCTTGAGAGTTCCAAGTTACCCATTTAGGGTTTCTCTTATTTGTATTACCATCAATAAACTCTTCTGGTTTGATAGAAAGATGATCTTCTATTTGTTTATTTATAGTAGCTGGAGTAACTGTTGGATTTTCAATACTAACTTGATTCATATTAGTAATTTTAACTTTACCATCAAAACCACGTTCAAAAGCACTGTATAGCTCAGAGTCATCTGATAAACTAAATCCTGTGTAGTATGTTTTAAGAGCATTATTCATTAGGTTTTTATGCCTACTTTGACCATACCCACTATTCATGTTGTCACCTTTCATACCAATAGCAACCATTTGTATCATAACAAGTTTGTCATTAGTATAATTAGCAGCTTCTTTTAACAGTTCATTAACATGATATTTAAAAACTTTACCTTGAGCACCATCAACATTATTGTCAAACTCTTCACGAGTTATGTTCATTCCAGGTTGGCTAAGAATATCTGCTATAACACCGTCACTTAAATTATCTACTGTAAAACCCATAGAAGTTAAAGTATTAGTCATATTCCAATTATCTACCTTACCCATCATGTCAAAACCTCTAGTGTTGTCATGTGCATAAGGACTAGCTAACAAACCTCTTACTTCAGAATCTAAGTCTTTTACTTTTTCAATAATTAACTGAGTTTCTTGTGGTAGTGTAGTTATATCAATACCTTCATAGCCTGGGATGTACTGTTTACGAAGCATCTCACCTAAAGTAAAGACATCTCTTTTTTCTGGGTCTAGTAATGCTAGTTGTACCATAAAAGAGTTTTCGCTTGCCCATATTCCATCGTCAGTTTTTTTAAATTGTAATACTTCTTGTAAACGATCTTCTGAAAGATGTGATAAAAGTTGACCATTTTCAAATAACTGAGCACCATCTTGGGAATCAAAAATTTTCTTTTCTGCTTGTTGTAAATCTGCTTGATTTAAAACTTTTTTTACATTAATATTAGCTGCATCATACTGCACATTGTCGTAACCAAACGAAGGATTTAGAAACTTGCTATCTCCTTGTTGACCACCAACTTGCAGTGCAAAAGGGTTTTGTTGATAATTTGTTGCATTTTTTGCGTCTTGTATTTGAGCTAAAACTGAATTTGTTGCTAACTCAAAATAGTATTGCTCTTCATTAACACCGTCTGGTGGTTTAGGTACGTTAGGATCACCCTTAAGTTGCCTTGCTATCTGCCATACATATTTATCATTTGCAAAATCAATAGCATTGCTAAGTTCAGCAGACTTAGTACTTAAACTGTCACCTGTTGCAAGAGTACCAGAGTATTCTTGAGTTAGTTCATTTTTACTTTTTTCAGCAAAATCTTTTAATAACTCTTTACCTTTTTCAGTTTCAAACCACATCATTTCTGTAGCTTGTTTACCTTCATAGTTAGAACGTACTTCTTCTGGTAATCTAGCCCAAGTGCTTTGTGTTATAACACCATACTTTTCAAGTTCATCTTTAGCTACAGCGTCACCATTAACAACATTAAGAGTTGTTTTTTTAAATGTTCTAGCTGTAGCAATAGTAGTCATACCATTATCAACTTTTTGACCTAAAGTTTCTTCTAACTTATCTAGTTCTACTCCGTATTGAGTAATATCAATTTTATTAGTTTGTAGTTCATACTGTAAAGTATTTATACTACTTCTCAATATAGATTTATTTTTTACGTTTTCTTTTTCTTTGTTTTGCTCTATTTTATAAGCAATATCAACCATAATCTGGTCTTTATCAAAGTTACCACCAAATAAAGGTGAGTTAAGATTACCTTTACCTACACCTGGAACTTCAAATTCACTCTCATCAAATACTATAGTAGCTACCTGTTCTCTTAACTCTTCATCATCAATACTTGCTAGAGCGTCAATTATAACTTCTTTGATTGATTCTCTATTAGCAAGACCAGCAGATTTAGTAGTACCTGCACTGATATGTAAGGCTCTACCATTAGTAAACACATCTTGTATACTTACTTCAATTAAATCTTTTTGACTTTCTGCACTACCATCAAATTGAGTTATAGCATTGTAAATATCAATGTTTTTCTTTTCTAAAGTATTAGCAGCGTTAGTTTTTACTTCTTGATCTAATTGTAAACCTCTCCATCTACTAACTTGTTCAGTAAGACTTTTAGTTAATACTTGATCTACAACTAAATTACTTAAAGTTGTGTTGTTTACTTTTTTAATATAATCTTGTAGTAATTTATCTTCGACTGCTTTACGATCTTCGCTTTTAGTTAGTGTATTATACTCATTTACTTTTATTTCTGTACCATCATTTAAGGTTACTATTTCTTCGTTTTCAGCAATACTTGTCTGAAACCAAGGCATAAAACCTTTAGCACCTTCTTGTAAGGTTGCTTTTTGGTAACCATAGGCAAAGTTAGTACCAAACCGTTTAGCATTTTCTAATCTAAACCGTTCTTCCATTGACATGGTAGTGTTGTTAATTTCTACCTCTGTTAATGCTCTACCTCTTTCTAGTTCTAATTCTTTTAGTTTAGTTTCTATTTGTCCAAGTTGGTCTGCATCTAAAGCTGTTTTAGCTGCTGCCTCTTCATCACCACCCAAACGGGCTCTGTGATTATCAATACCTTCTTGACGTTTTCTTTCTATATATTCTACACCTAATGTTCTAGCACCTGTGTCTAAAGCATTGCGTAGAGCTGTACTAAATTTAGATAAGTTCTGTAATTCATACTGGTCTGCTTGTGATTCTAATGAAGAAAGACGTTGCATCTCAGTCACTTGGTTAGCAGCTTGCTGCCCGAACGCTTTTACAGTTTCTTTCCGTTGTTTATCCAAAGCCGTAGCTTTGCGGGTAAGATCGAGTTGCTCAGATTTATCTACTGTGCGATTCTTATAACCTGTAAAAGTCGTACTCCTTTTGTATGACATAGTTATGTTGTTTTAAGAGCTGTTTTTACACCTGCCCATGTACCCACACCTGCAGTAAATCCGCTAAGTAGTGGAGTAAGGATAGATGGTTTAGGAGGTGCTTTCTGTTTGGTTGGTCTAATTGTTTTGAATGATGCGATAGGAGCAACAACTGCAGATGTTGACAAGTTGTTTACTGCTGACATATCAGAATTGTATTGGTCAAGATTTACACCAAACTGTTTGATACCATAAGCCTTAGTAGCATCAAATACAGACGCATCTAGTTGGGCTTGTTGCATACCATACTTACGTTCTACATCATCTACTGATAGCATCATAGATTGACCAGCTTGTTGTCCACTAGCTAGTACAGTCCCCTGAGATTGTATAGCTTTAGCTAAGTTTTCTTGACTAGCAAACATTGCCTCTGTGACCTTTTCACGCAACTCTTGTTGTGCAGATTCACTTGCCCTATTTGCTTCTATTTGATTTATTTCTCTTTGTTGATATAAAGATGATCTGGCTGCAGCATCAGCTTGTAACTGAGCTGTAAATACTTCACCTTTACGTTGGTCATTATACGCTGAAATAGTAATATCATTTATATATTTCTGCCGTGCTATAGCATTGGAACGATTGACAGCATCAACTTGTGCTCGATGTGCTCTATTCTGTTCCATTATACCAGTAACGGCTGTACCAGCTCCAGCAATAATACCTAATGTAACGGGTTCGCACATGGTTTTATAAATTGTATAAGAGGGACATTATTGTAGACATGATAGTTAACAAAAGTAAAACCTAAAAGTTTAAGTAATTTTATATGGGCATCGTTTCGCATATCTGCTTGGTTACATAAATAAGGATTAAGTAAACTGTTTACCCAGCGTTTTGCTTCCTTGACAAATGTATGGGGATACTCTGTGCTGGCATCAGTACATAACATCCATATTATATTGTGCGGGGTCACACCCGCCACTCCAGCAGCCTTGCCGTTGGGAACCTTAAAAAATACGGAATATGCTGAATTGTAGTAAGACTCTATAATAGCAGCCTCTGCACATAAATTTGTAGTTTGTTCTATCTCACGTCTATCTTCATAGCGTAAGTTCAGACCTACACTTAGAGCTAACTCAGGGGTGCAGGTCTGGATATACTTACCTTCGTACATGTCGTTTTGGATTATAATTGCCGTCCCAGCTTCCTGAGATTATGGCGGTAGAAAATGGGTCTGGTACTTGTATTTGTAATGTATATTTTTCGTTCTTTCTTTGTATAGGTACTCTAACTCTACGTGCTAAATCTGCAGGTGGTTTGTCAAACACACTTGAGTTGGTAAACATACCAGACTCAAATTGTATATAATCATCTATATCTTTAGTAATATTACCACTAGCATCTACATATTGAAATGGTGATGTAAGATGAAACTCCATAGGGCCACCTACACCTAACTCAAAGGTTATAGCAGATATACGTAGCTCACCCTCTGTATCGTAAGCATTATTACCCACGTTAAAGTAATATGTAGGTAGTTCAATAGTACTTGTGTACTTATAACCTACAGCTACCTTTGCTGCACTATGTAAATTAATATTGTTAAAAGTAACAGTATTACTACTTACTGAATCAGCTGAACGTACTGTACCAGCAATAGAATTACCATCGCTATCATTACCAGACAATCCTACCATAACTAAATTAGTAGTATTTGCAGGTGAATAACCTATAGTAAGTACAGTTTTTTCTGGAGCTGTAGTTGTTTGAGCTGACCCAGCTACGTTTGTAGCTATAGTCATATTATCTAAATGTGCTTCAAACTGTCTTGCAGTCTTAAGTGGTGAACCAACATCAGATGCTGTACCACCTAATACATAAGCTCTAGTTGCATCAGCATCTGCTACATACTCATGTCTACATAGTTTATAGTTACCATCATGTAGTGTAACAGTAAAGAAACTACCACCTGTATATAACATGTGTTGCATAGTTCCTGTTAAAGTCCAACTATACCATGCTGATTGCTCACGTTGTTGTCCAGTATTGTAGTATTTGTAATGATATACTGTACTATCACCTTTTTTACCATAAGTAGTAATACCTATAGCTGCAGAGTTTGCAGATTTAGTTATATCTTTAGGTAAAAATTCTGGTACAACTCTTGTTTGTTCTAGTATGTTAGGAGGTGTAGCATCATCTAGTATAGTAGCTTCAAACGCTCTAGCATACGCAGATACATTAGATGTAAACAGTACGGATGTACCAAGATCTACAGGTTGTATAGTTGCATCACACTCGTAACTAGATACTTTTTTTAATCTAACTGTTTTTGCACTAAATATATCTGACTCTGTAAATAACATAAATTGACCATTATCACTAAACATCATCATACCTCTTTGTATAGGTAGGATATGATTAATAAATGCAGGTTTTACATCAGATACTGTTATATCTATAGGGTTGTCATCACTGGTAGATATAGCAGATACTATAAAGAAATCAAAGTATTGTCCAGGCTTACTCATTACAACCTGTTCGCCAGAAATCATACCTAATCTGTTTCTGTGAAAAAACATTTCTTGTATGGTACTACCAACAAAAGTAGGAAATGGGTTAGATGTATCATCACCTACTTCTCTATTTTTCCAGTAGTTTTCAGTACTACCCTTACTAGCTTCATCTAACTTAGTAAAAGTAAATGTACCATTACGATTGTTTATCAAAGCATGTGGCATTGTTGCGGGGTCTAAACCCAATACCATAGGGTCACTACCAGATGAGAAGTTGTGAGGTCTGACACATTCGTTATAGCTACCAGCACCAGATGTACCATTGTTAGCTTCAAACTTTACGTAGTAATCATCTGTATCTAAATCAGCAGCGTTTGATATTTGTGCTACATACCCGTCTTTATTCATAGCAGGTAGTCTACTAATATCTTGTGCTTTTTGACCTATAACACTCATGTTTTCGTTTACAGCACCACCAAGAAAGTTTACACCATCTGCAGCAGATCCATTCATAAATAAACCACTACCTATAACTTCAGCTGTGACATTAGCAAGATTACTATTAACAGCAGTTTTAAGTCCATTTAAAATAGTAGCCATAGAGATAGTACCATTGTCTGGATTTTTAGGTGTTTTAAAATAACCTATACCAGACACTCCTTCGTATGTTGTTACTGGTTCTACAGCTTCAACTGATATACGGTAGGTTTCACCCTCCATAGTCACATCTATAAATTTACCCTCTGCTGTAGTTTTGTTTGTTTCTTTTATAAGACCGCCATCTTGTAGTGTTACTGTAGCTGTATATCTAACATCGTAATCTTGTACGTATCCTAAGAATTTAGTCTCATCACTTGTATCATTACCTTGATAAGTAGCAGTATTGTTTGCAATATAACTGTTACCATTTACCTGTAAACTACCTTCAATGTTTTCACAATTACTATTTTGTGAGGAACCTGCTATTGCACTACCTCCAGAAAATGACCAAGTTAGTGTACCAGATTTACTTTGATCTTCATTAGTGTCATCAAAGGTTGGGCCTTGAGCACTACCTCCAGACATCCTATCTACCTTTACAGAAGTAACCCTGTAAAATGTATTGGGTGATGGAGCTGTACCGCTATATAAAATGTATTCAGTATTGTAAGCAACAGTATCCAGCCTAGCATATGAATATTCTCCGTTGTTTATTGGTGTAAATGTGTTACCTGTAGTACCTACAACTTTATTAGGGTTAGCTATAATTGTGTAGTCTTGAATTGTGGTAACTGCATAAGGTGATGTAGCTCCAGCTAAATATGCAAAAAGAGAATCTCCGCTAGAATTTGTCAGAGATTTTTCAGTGCCGTCAGCTAGATCCCATACTCTTATAGGCATACCACCACTGTTGGATGGTGTAATTTGTACTATATATTTTTCATCTCCATCTCTTAAAATTTCATACCAATGACCAGATGAAGTTGCATTGGTAAGAGTACCTACAAACTCTGCAGGTGGGCGTTTTGTAAGACCAAACGTAATATCTGGAACGGCATTATCACATACCCTTAACTGTCCCGGAAATTTAATTTTATCTGGTTGTTGTGATACACCCCCTAGAAAGTTTGGGATACGTTGATTTACTGTTGCCATTACATTCTTCTTAATACTTTAAATGGTCTATATGTGGTGTTTGCATCTTGGTGATAATTGAAATCACTAAAGATATTATGATCGGCTTGCTTGGCATCATACTCCAACGCTATAGCCCTTGCAAAGGCTTCATCAGCTTCAAGTAACTTAGCTGACTGTGGATTGTTTACCATACGGTTAGAGGCGATTCTAGCAGCCCTAGCGGTTATATAATCTTTGAATGGTTGTGGTAGATCTTCAAAATCTATCATCCATATCATATCAAAAAATAATTTACTACAATTTTCAAAAGTAAATGTATGACCTTTTCTATCATACACTTTGGATATTCCATTATCACTACGTCTTACAACGTCATAATCCTTTCCATGTTGAAAGATATTTAGATCCATTTGTAAAACATTATTAGGAACGATACACTGGTTGTTTGTATCGAGCTCTATAGGGTACTCATTCTCTGTGTTGTATGACCACCCTTCAGCTTGTATCTCACGGCAGACTTGCCTTAGAGTCTTTTGTGCTATAGCCACTTCGGGGCTCTGCACTGTTAATGTATTAACTGGGGTTTCTCCAACGCTCATCAGGATTGAGTTGACAGCATCTAGTTCGGTAGACACTCCGTAAGATATTTGTGCCATAAAAAAAGGGGGGCGAGTGCCCCCGTATAAATGTAAATATTATGAGAAAGCTGCTGGCTTTGTAGATGTTCCTGCGAACAATTCTACACAAGCTGCTGGGTTCACATAATCTGCTCCCATAGCCATGCGTCCTAGTATGACATCGCCTTGGTAAACCACGGAAACATCTCCAGAAGTTACTTGAACTTGTGGGCCGATTGTTTCAACTACACCTGCAGCCTCACGCTGGAAAATTAATCCACATGTGTTTGCAAAGTTAGATGCAGCACCATAGTTTTGGCGTGGGCCATAGTTGTTACCTGTAGCTGTTGTAGCTGTTTCAATACCTTCAGATACGAATGATCCTGTGTTTCCGGGATCTACTGTATCAAGGTCAGTTGCAGCTGATGGGCTAGATGCAGGTGCGTACTTAGTACCATACTTAGAGAAGAATGGGACGTTCATTGATTTGTAGATTTGAATACCTGCAATTTCAATTACTCCGTTACCAGACTGAAGTGCTGTACCTTGTACGTCTCTGTTAATTAGACCGTTACTACCAGCTCCTTTTATAAGTTCGTAGTACTGTCTAGGGTTAAGTACGGCAACCCGACCATCATCAGATACTCCTTTTTCATCTAAAGCTGCTGCAGCTTCATAAAATGCTTTTACGAGTTCTGTATCATCAAGTGCATCATCAGCGTTAGAACCTGCTCCAACTCTGATTTGTGTACCACCCGGCTCGATGAAACCAGTTTTTGAAATAGGAGAAGCCTGTCTAGCACCTTTAGCGATAGCTCTGAAAATTAGTCTATCATATTTTTGTGCAAGAGCATATCCAATCTTCTTAGATATTTCTCCTCTCAATTCATAGTGTGCTAGTGTTTCATCTAGCTCATATACGAAAGCACTAGAAATGAGCAAATCGTCCACTGTAATTGTTTTTTCAGCTACTGGTGGAGTTCCGTCAGTGTTTCCTAGTATGCTATTTCCGGGAGTGTGGTATTCCGCACTTGTGCGTCCAGTATAGATGAACTGGAGACTCTTCCCGTTGGTGAGTGTACGCTTCATTACGAGATCTCTTGCGATTGTCTCTCTTTGGAAGCCAGTAAACATCTCACCTGAGAACAACTTTAAATACAAATCTCTGTTATTTGTAGCGTTAGTTGCTGTGTTTATCCTACCCAGAAAGGTTTGTGAAGCAGGATTGTTTGTTGACTGTTGTGCCATTATTTTGTAAGGTTATATGTATCGTCTCTAGATCTAGAATTGTACGAGTCTTAATTGGACTCATTGAGATTTGTGGTCTATCCCACCGTCTAGACGGCATTAGGTGTCTCCGTAGAGGCTAATACCAAATGTAGAGGGAGGCATTGCACCTCCCATGTCGCTTAACGAGCTACTTTATGTATGTGATAATGTGGTCGTTTCTCAGACATATGCGTTTGAATGTGACTTATTTCTAAAGCCCCCATTACAAGAGCTAGACCGATTATACCGAACCAAATTGCTTTATCATTCATTTAATAATTTTGGTGTAAGCAACGCCACGATATACGT